AGTAGCGCCAGAGCCGATAACAAACTGCTGCAGAACGCCCGTCGATTGCTTGGTTTCGGGATGCACAGAATAGACGCCAGCGATAGTAATAACGTCGCCCTGAGACGGTGCCGTAGCGCCCGTATCTACAACCAGCGTTGCGCCAGTTTGCGAGCCGCCGTTAATCAAATACGCCGTGTTTGATCCGCCGCGAGTATGCGAGGGCATCATGGTGTTTTCTGCCCAGTCGAAACCGGCAGCGCGACCCATATAGCCCTCTTTGTATTGCTTGGAGATGGATGCGTCGTCTTGGAACAGCGTCTTGGTATCTTTCACCACGTCAGCCATTGCAAGCGAATCCATCAGCGCAGTGCGGTCTGTATTGGGCGCAAGGGCGCGATTCAGCAAAACACGGGCATCTAGCGCTTTGTTGTACGTCGCGGCGGAGCCACCATTCCAGATTGACTGATAAACGTCCTTGTACATATTTAGCGCATCGGCCTCAATGTTTGCCGCCAGAGCGGACATTGCAGGCTCAATGATTCGCTGCGAGAAGTCATCCAGCGATAAAGTAAGTTCCGCCGACGTGAAGTTAACATCGACACCCTTTTGGGTAGCGACTTGCAACGTCACGTTAGATTCGGTCGTGTCTTGAGCAGACAGTGTAGCGCCAGAGCGAACCGTGTATTGGTTAGGTAGGCGAATCTTTAGGGAGTCGCCAATTTTTGCGCCTGACTTCGCGTAGCTGTCGTCATAGTCGCGGGTGATACTGCCAACAAAGTTAAGTTTTTGGTGCAGAACGCGCAAAGCTTCGCGGGTTACTGCGGTAGGGGTAAGAATCGAGTTAGCCATTTTTCATGTTCCTTAAAATGAAAAACCCGCTCATCGGCGGGTTTTGATTTGTGCGTTTCGTTTAGCTAGCCAAGTGTTTATGTCGTCCGTATCACTTGGGCCTTTGCTCACAGCAGCCCTTGACCCGACCGGGTTGATCGGCGGTGGGGCGCTGCTTGTTTGTTTGGTTGGTCGCGTTACCTTCGCTTCAATTCGTGCGATTTCCATTGCGGCCTTGACTGGATGCAGCGCGTTGATGCGCTCCAACTCGTCAGGGTTTTTCGCAAAGAAATAGGCAATGTCTGCGCCCTTGTCGCTGGCATGAATTGCCAGTTCAACATGCTGCGCAACTTGCACTTCTGCTTCTTCAATCGCTTCAATGAAGTCCGGGTAAGCCTTCGCCGCTTCCATAGCTTTTCGCGCGAACTCTTGTTGCATCTGAGCTCGTGCGCGCTCTTGGTTGGCTCGTTGGTGCTGCTCTTGCTGTTGTCGCTGCGCTTGTTGCAGCTTGTGTTCCGCTACAGCTTCGATGTAATCCTCGTCTGAGGCATATTCAAAACGCTGCGGCTTGCTCGCCGTGTTTTGTGCAGGCTGCGGCTGCGCCTGTTGCTGCGGGGTGATGTGACGCTCTAGAGCCTCTAATCTCCCTTGTAGCTCGTACTTCTGCCGTGTGAGCCTGTCGATTCTTCGCTGCACTCCTTTCGGTAACGGCGCTTCATCTCGCTCTTCCGGTTTGTTTTCTACTGCTTCCGCCTCTTGCGTTTCAGGCGTATTAGGTTCAGCCGGTTGGCTTGTCACGTTTTCTACGGGCGCGACTTCGCCTCCCTCGACTTCTGGGATATTTTCCATTTGCGTTTTCTCTCTTCGGAGTGACCGGGCAGACCCGCCCGTAGGGCTACAACAACATCAGTACAGTGGCTGCAATAGCCATTGCGTCCTCTTCCTCTTGGGCGAGGATTCTTTTAATTTCGTTTGTTCTTTCTTGTTCGATCAGAGCCCGTATCTCTTCGTCAATCATCGAGGCTTGGCGTCGCAATAGCTCGATTTCAATTTGGTCTAGCCGATCAATCTCGCCGCTTACGTCTGGCACATAGACATATCGATAGGTGACCTGCCTGACTGGCGCGATGACCTTCTTGCCTGGCAGCGGCGGGAGTATCCCCAGCGCTCTGCGCTCATCGTCTATTTCTTCTTTTGTTTTTTTACGTAATTGACCCGCCCACCCGCCAAATGACTGCTGGGTAATCGCTGTAACGGTTGGTGTCCCCACCGCACCGCTTGACGCAATGCCAACAGGATCAATTAACAACCCAGTGCCAGAACCGACATTAAGCTGCACGGTTCGCGAACCGATAAGCACGCGATCAACGTACAAGTCATAGGTCAGGTAATTAATTCCTGAGCCGCCTGTATATGAGAAAGAACCGTTCTCGTAGGCGTAAAAATTACCTGTTGCTGGCTGCGATGTAATGCGCCCTGCAATCTCTGCATCAGAGGCATAAAGCTGAGCATCGTTGTACAGATACCCGGCCCCCTGATCG